TTACTCAAATGCACAGCAGGCTCGACAAGACTTGATCCTTTTTGGGGCGCGCCCATTGCTTCACGCCATAGAGGAACGGCTGTCTATGGACGACGTACTTCCTCGAGGACGCCACTGCCAATTCGATCTCGAGGAATACATCGGTCTTTACGCTCCAGACATGGCAGAGCCAGTCATGCAAGAGCCAGAAGTCAACCCACTCTCCGACACGAACAACCTGGAGTAACCATGATCCATTTTCACGCAGACATAGATCTCATTATCGCCGAAGCAGGCGACGAGAACCGCCCAGCGCGTATCGCCGGTATTGCCGTCCCCTGGGATGTTGTCGCCACTGTTTCAGGAGGTCAGCGCGTTAAGTTTCTACGAGGCGCGTTTGACCTAAATCAGAAAGCAGCAAAACTGCTGGAAAACCACGACATGAGCCAATTACGCGGAGTCGTTAATGCTCTCGCCGACTCCGACGCTGGCCTCGAGTTTGAAGCAACGCTTGCGGACACTCGCGCCTCGAAGGACGCGGTCGCCTTGCTTAAGGCTGGCGCGTATGACTCGGTAAGCGTCGGCGCAAACCCAGTTCAGTTCAAGTTCGACAAAGGCGGAGTAATGGTTGTGTCAAAAGCACAGCTCATTGAACTCTCCCTCGTTGCTGTTCCAGCATTTGCTGAAGCAGTAATAACAGAAATCGCAGCCTCGGCCGATCCTGAGGAAAGCGAAACAGAAGAAGAAACCCTAGACACCCCTGAGGAGGAAACAGTGTCAGAAGCAATCAAGGCCGAGTCAGCAGAGTCGGCAACAATCCCCACAAGCCCAATCGTTTACGCAACAGCGCGACAGAACTTCTCGTTGCCATCGGCAGCCGAATATATGTGCAAGTTTGTCGCTGGCGGTAGCGAGTTCGCAGAGTTCAACTCTCGCATCCATGCAGCTGCACCGAACGTGGTAACGAACGACCTGCCAGGCATCCTGCCAGTTCCCATTGTCCAGCCCATCTACAATAATTTTGTAGCGAACTACAGGCCCCTCATTACAGCGATGGGCGTTCGCCAAATGCCACAAAGCGGAAAAGTTTTCATCCGTCCAAAAGTCACCACGAACACAACTATCGGTGCAAGCAACGGAGAACTCGTAGCACTCGATCAAGGAACTTTCGTAGTTGACGACATCCAAATTACAAAGGCCCTCTACGGCGGTTTCGTAAAACTGTCAGAAGAAAGCCTCGACATGACCTCACCTGAAGTACTCGGAGCATTACTCGATGACATGGCACGCGTTTACGCAAACGCAACAGACATCGCAGCCTGCACCACCTTCGAAGCAGGCGTAACCCAGACTGAAGCTTTTGCAAACGCATCAGACCCAGCCGACTGGGTATCATTCATTTACAACTCAGCAGAGCAGATCTTGACAAACAGCAACGGCAACTTGCCTAACGTGCTTGTAATGTCACCATCGTTCTACGCGTTGCTTGGAGCATTGACGGACGGATCAAACCGTCCACTCTTCCCGAACGTCGGGCCACAGAACGCTTTCGGCACAACTGCAGCAAGCAACTTCAACGGCAACGCCTTCGGCCTGAACCTTGTGGTAGATCGCAACATCAACAACCAGGTCTATGTCGGCGACTCCACTGGCTTCGAGTGCTGGGAACAGCAACGCGGAGCAGTATCGGTTGACCTCGCAGACGGCGCGCTCGGTCGTGTCATCAAGTTCCGCGGATACTTCAGCGCGGTAATGATGGACGCCACCAAGTTCGTCAAGCGCGTTCCCTGATCCTTAGCCCCACTCGAGAAAGTTTGCACCATGGCAGTATTCGCAGTCACTCACCACCAGCGACTAAACGACTACGCCGTGGTGCAGACCCTCGAGGACACGGACATCGGCATCGGTCAAAGCATCATTCTTGCAGGCTTAGGCCACGGCTTGAACGGCACTCACACGGTCTATGCAGTCAACCCTTACTATTTTGAAGGCGTTGATGACGAAGGCGACCTCCTTTTTGACTACGACGTTTACATCGGTAATCAGATTATTTTCTACGATGCTGGAACAGATCTAGAACGTGGTGCAGCGATCCCGACTGGGACGCTCACTTGGACTCAGACCTGCACATGGATCGTCGCAGCTGATGTTCTTTCATGGCTTGGTATCGCTGTCGCTACGGCAAACGATACCGCTTTCGTAACTGCCTGCACGGAGGCAAGTTGCGCGTTCGCGTTTAGGCGACGTAAGGAGGCAGGTTATTTTGACCAACTCAATGTCGTTCCAGGCGCGGACGTTAAATTGGCGACGACAATGCTGGCGGGTTCGTTATTTAGAGAGCGTGGGAGCGTGGACTCCTTCGCCAGTTTTGAAGCAATGAACATTCCAGGAACCGTCGGCTCGATGGGACAGATCAACCGTCTCCTCGGCGTCAATCGGAGTCAAGTCGCATGAGTGCTACGGGCATCTTCGCAAGCGCCCAGAGCACCCTTGTAGCGTCGCTCACGGGACTCGGGCTGGCAGTTGTCACCGATGCACGCAACGCTCGCCCGATGACTGTATTTGTCGAGCCCCCCACGTTCACTTGCTTTAACAGCAACATCGCCGAAATTACTTTCGGAGTGAGGATCCTCGCAGCGCCCCCAGGCAACAGCGACGCTAGCGACTACCTCATCACCACAGCCGACACGATCATGAACAGCGCGATCTCCCTCATCTCGGGCGCTCCTTCTGTCACGACAATCGGATCACAAGATATCCCCTCATACGATCTAGTCGTTCGTGTGGGAACCTCAAGAAACCCATAGGAGAAATCATGGCAACCACAACTTATTTATCACAACCAGCAGAACTGAAAATTGCAACCGTCGATCTGACTGACCAGGCCAGTTCGGTGAGTTTTACTCTCGGCAGTAACCCCCTTACGAGCACCGCCTTCGGAGATCTCGGGGAGCGTATGGTGCCTGGGTTGCAAACTGTCGAAGGGACAATCACCCTTTATGTTTCATACGGCGCATCAGAAGTCGAAGCCGTCATTGCTGGCGAAGTCGGTCAAGGCGACACCACAATCGTCGTGAAAAAAGGCTCAGGCGCTATCGCAGCTGACAATCCAGAGTGGACAATTAGCAACACCATGATCGCGAACTACCCAATCACCTACACCGTCGGCGAACTCCAAGTGATGGAAATCAGCTTCTCGGGTGGCACCTGGGTTCGCGACATCACCCCCTAATCCCATCCCTTACCGTGCAAAGGAAACCCCATGAAACTATCCATCAAGATCAACACAGGAGAAGGAGATTACGTTGTCGAAACTAATCTTTTTCATCTTGTGCAGCTCGAGCGGAAATACAAAGTCAAAGCGTCCGACCTCGCTAACGGTATCTCGATAGAGATGCTCGGCTACCTCGCCCACGAAGCAGCCAAACAGCAAGGACACAACCCCCCAATCATCCTGGACGACTTCCTCAAAAAGTTAGTCAACCTCGAAGTCTTGGAAACAGAGTCAGCAAACCCCACACAAGGGGATCAGTAGGGCGCAGCCTCGCCGAGTTACTTGTCGAGACTGGCTACTGGCCCCCATCCATCGAGTTCACTTACACAGATCTAAATACTGTGATAGATGTACTGAATAGACGCCGAAAGGATTAACGATGATCGAAATGAAATCAGAGATCAAAGGCGCGAAACAGGCAATCATCTCGTTACGGAAAATAGATCCTGAGTATCGCAAAGACTTCAATCGTGAAGCCAAAAACATTGCAGCGCCACTTGTCGCCGACGCTAAAGCCGAATATCCAGAGATGCCTCTGTCGGGTATGGCGAAACTCTGGACAAACAATGGGCGCGAGTTGTTGCCGTGGTCAGTGAGCAAAGTCCGCTCGGGCGTCAAACTCAAAACCTCTACGCGCAAAAACGCTTCAAGCGTCATCTACATAACCCAGGCGAACCCAGCAGGCGCGATCTTTGAAGTAGCAGGAAAAGCGAACCCTGGCAAAACATTCAACAAGAACCTACGTGCCAAAAAAGGTTTCATCTTGTGGCCCACAGCAGACAAACATCTCCCAGACGTCCAGCGCGGAATAGTCAAACTTGTAGAGGACGTCATGGACAAAGTTGAGAAGGAAATGCGCTAATGGCTATCAACATCCCGATTATTACCGACTTCAACGGCAAAGGCATTGACCTCGCTAACTCGGCTATTGGAGGCTTTGGCGGTTCAGCTACCAAAGTATTCAAGAACGTCGCCAAGTTCGCAGCCATCGGCGGAGCAGCAATAGCAGCAGGTCTCGGCGCGTCAGTCAAAGCAGCTGCAGAAGACGCTCAAGGGCAAGCCGTCCTAGCAAAGACTCTCAAGAACTCATCAAACTCCACCGACGATCAAATCAGTTCCATCGAGGATCTCATCTCGTCAATGACCTTGGCTACTGGCGTCGCCGACGACGACCTCAGAAACGGTCTCGGCACACTCGTTAGAGCGACAGGAAACTCGACCAAAGCCTTTGACCTGCTCAAAAGTGCCATGGATATTAGTGCAGCGACAGGTAAGCCTCTCGAGGCAACTACTTCCGCATTAGCAAAAGGCTACCTAGGCCAGATGGGCGCGCTAAAGAAGCTCGGCGTCCCACTCGATGCAAGCATCATCAAATCCAAGGACTTCGCTGCAGCAATGGACGCTGTTAACGAAAACTTTGGAGGAAGCCAGGAAGCACTTTCTAATAGCGCGGTCGGGCGCTTTGACAGACTGAAGAACGCTTTTGGGGAGGCATCCGAAACACTTGGCACAGCACTTCTCCCAGCGTTTGAAAAGATCGTCGGCTTTGCCACAAATGTTTTGATCCCAGCGTTTGAAAAAGTTTCCGCAGTCTTCGACAAGGAAGGTCTCGGCGGAGTTCTCAAGTTGCTCGGCGACCGACTCAAGGAAGGCATCCCAATCGCCTTAGACGCGCTCAAGAACCTTCTGGTCAAGATGGGCAACTGGATCATCAACGACGGTCTCCCATTGCTCTCCGAGAAGCTCGGCATCCTCAAAGAAAAACTTACAGCATGGATCAAAGAGTCAGGGCCAGAAGCCCTCACCGCTCTCGGCGCTTTCATCGGCGACATGATCAAATGGATCATTAACGACGGCATACCGCTCTTGATCAAAGCCACAGCAAAACTCTCAGTCGCGCTGCTGAAATGGCTCGTAGATATTGGGCCCGATCTAATCAAAGGACTCGCAGGGTTCGCCCTCGAGTTGGCAAGATCTCTCGTGACTGCTGTTCTCGGCGCGTTCTCAGACCTTGGCAAGTTCGGTCTAGAGATCGGCAAAGCCTTCGCGAACGGCATCATCTCAGTCGTAAACACTCAGCTCATAGATCGCATTAACAGGCTCCTCGAGTTCACTATTGACCCTCCAGGCCCAGGCCCAAAATTGACGATCAACCCTCCAGACATACCTCGGATCCCAATGCTCGCGGAAGGTGGCATCGTTACAGGCCCGACGCTAGCAATGATCGGCGAAGCAGGCCCCGAGGCTGTGATCCCTCTTTCTGGGCGCAATATGCCGAACATGGGAAACACTTTCAACGTGTACGTCAACGGAGGCGACCCCAATGCCATCGTCGATGCTCTACGCCGTTACAACCGCGCAAACGGCCCGATCCCAGTGACGACCTATGGCTAAGGCTTTTGAGTGGCGCGTTGATTTCTACAGCGCAGGCGCTTGGCGTACTTTGCCAACGGTTCAGACTGTCAACATTTTTCGCGGACGCCGACTACAAATTGACGACTATGCAGCCGACACAGGAACCGTCACAAGTCTTTTCCCGAGCGACTGGACGTACACCCCAAAAATGGGCGACCGTGTGCTTATCTACATTCACAAGCCAGGCATCACCGTCGGGGTTGACAACTACTCCTGCTTTTGGGGAAACATACGCGATGTAGATATTGACTACGGCCTAGTTACCAATATGGACTTGGTGACTATTAGTTGCGAAGGACTACAGGCAGACTTGGGACGCGCACAGTTGAACGCGTTCTCCCTTGTGCAAGACACAACCGATGAACAACTACTCCAAGTAGCAGCAGAAGTTGGCGTCGGCGTGGCGCAATTTTTCGGCAGGTCTATTGCCTCTGCTCAAACTTTTACGGGCAACGCTCTAGACATTGTTAACACTTTGACACGAACCGAAGAAGCGCGACTGTATGCAGGAGCATCTTCTTTTCAAGGCACAGAAAATATCTACTGGTTCGGACGAAACCAGACAGGTCTTATAGCCACCATTGACTTCAACGACGGCACAATTACACCGATGAACTCTGAACTTCTTTATGACGGCATTAGGTTCCGTTCTTCAACCGACAACTATTACAACCAGGTAACCATCACGCCTCTGTCAGTAGCTGCACAAGTTGCCTCAGATGGCACGACGCCAGTGTTCGGGTTACAGAAGAACACCGTGGACTTCTCAACAACGCAGGCAGATGATCACGCCGAGTGGCTTCTGGCTAACTTCGCTACTCGTAACAGTCAGGTCGCCGAAATTACTTTGACCGATGTTCAACAGGAACCGCTTGCTGGCCCTAACCCTTTCAACCGCCAAATGATTTCTGCGTGCGAAGTCCCAATTAACACTAAAGGAACAATCGGTTTCCGTGGCGACTCGTACAACGTGATCTATGAGGGCGTACAAATTAGCGCGACACCGCAGCAGACTCGAGTGACGTTGTATATGTCAGGGCAAGATAACAATGCATATATTGTTTTAAATAGCGATATTTACGGCAAATTAGACGAAAACAAATTAGGCTTTTAGGAGATTTATGGCTATAAAGAC